ATGCTAAGTGTTAAAGCTGGTATTGACAAAAATCCAAAACCAACACAAGCAGACAGAATAGCAGGAGCTACTAAAAACATGCGTGGTGGTGGCATAGCGATACAAGGACTAGGATTTAGAGGAGTCAAGTAAGTGGCTGTAGATGATTTTGATGATGGTTATGGAGATCCTAGTGACTATGGAATGAGTCAGTCTGATTTCGACACGGCTACTTCAATAGGACAAGCAGTATATTCTGGTAATGATGATAACATTGCACAAGCAATAGCAAACGCAACTGCTCAACCAAGAGTTGGTAGCAATAGATCTAATATTACAAATCTTGTAGATTCTTCTGGTAATAGTCTTTATGATCCTCAGTTTGCAGCAGCGTTAGATATAACAAGAGGTTTAGATCCTACAAATAATATGGGTGGAACTGGTGGATTAGCTGTACCATCTTATCTACGACCACAACTAACAGGTGATATAGCTTCTGATCCTAGAGGTTCTTTCAATTTAGCACCTAAATACTTTTCACCAGTAGAAAGATTTTTGCAAGAAGATGCTACAAATTTTATTAGATCTGCTCAAGAGTCTGCCGCTGGTATTCCTAGTCTTCTTTCAACAGGCGTGGGTCTTATTAAAAATGTTTTTGACGGACTAAGTTTTTTAAACGACAGCAAAGCTGGTAAAACAATTGAAAAAGTAGTAGAGGATGAAAAAAGAATAGAAATAGCTGATTTAGAAAAAGAAAGATTAGAAGAAGGACTCAACACTAATATAAATGCCAAAGATTTTTTAAATAAAGAACCTTTCTCACTCAACACTAATATAAATGCCAAAGATTTTTTAAATAAAGAACCTTTCTCACTCAACACTAATATAAATGCCAAAGATTTTTTAAATAAAGAACCTTATCCCAGTATAACTAAAACTAATTTGGATCGTAACTTTAAAACAGAACCAACAAATTATTTGGATTATGGTCTTTCATTAGCTACAGAACCAAATCTGAGTCCTGATTATGTGTCTCGTATGAGAGCAATAGACGCTCTTCCTCCTTATCAAAGACCAGCAAATAATATTTTTGAAAACTTGGAAAAAGAAACTGCTAATGTGGAGATAGATGCTGGGGACAAAAAGGGACAAACTTTGTCAAAAGTTGAACCTACTAGTAATTTATATGATGGATCACAATATAATGATCTAGCTATGCAAAGCTTAAAAAATTTAGGATATAATGTTGAAGTACCAAACTTACCAAATGTATTCCCTGTTTCTCGACCTTTCCCTGGAACCGATGAAGTTGGTCTGAGAAGTTCTCCTGATGGATATTATTTTGCTAATGCTTTTAATAGACCTTTAGATCCTTCTAGAACATATAGAGTTCCTATTGATATTGCACTTGCAGCAGGTAATGAACAAGAACTTAGAGAAGCAGAAGAGTTTAATTATAGTCTCAGTCCTATACCTAAAGACACAGATCCTATACAATTTATAAAAAAGAAAGATCTACCTTCTGATTTACAGGGTATAGTATCTTTGAATACAGACTTAGATTATGGACCAACAACTCCTTTAGGTTATTATTTTGATCAAACAGCACGAGGTAAAGCAGAAGAAAGAGCTAGATTAGAAAAAATTAGAAAAGAAGAAGAAGCACTAGCTAATATACCAAGATTTTATCCATATTCAGCAACAGAAGGACTTCCAGGTCTATATTAATGTACATAACCGATTTTTTACAAAAGTATAAAAAAGACTTACAGACTAGAGTGGATGATATAAGTATTTCCTTGACCAGTGGCAGTGCGTCTGATATTGGTCATTATAAAGCAATGGTAGGTGAGATACAGGGACTAACCTATGCATTGGAACATATACAAACCCTGCTAAAAAAGGTGGATGATGAGTCTAATAGTACCTGAGTACGTTCTTGCACAAAGGAACGCTAAGAAAAAAGCCGAAGAAGAAGCAAAAAAATTAAAATTAACAGAAAGAATACCACAGCCAACTGGTTGGCGAATATTAGTTATGCCTTACATGGGCAAAGAAAAAACTGAAGGTGGTGTTTATGTTCCAGATCCAGTAAGAGAAAGAGAAGCACGAGCGACAGTTACAGCGTATGTAGCTAAAGTCGGGCCACTTGCTTATAAAGATGTGGATAAATTTGGAGAAGATGGAGCTTGGTGTAAGGAAGGCGATTGGGTTTGTATTGGTCGTTACGCTGGTTCACGTTTCCAGATAGAGGGTGGAGAAGTTAGAATAATCAATGACGATGAAGTCATTGCAACCATTGTCGATCCAGACGACATCAAATCATACGGAGCTTAGTATGCAAGAAGAAAAATTAAAGGTTGAAGAAGTTGAGGAAGAGGGTCAAGAAATAGAGCTTCCAGAAGAAAAGACTTCGGAAGACACCCCTATAGTAGAAACGAAAGAAGAAGAAAAAGCAGAGGTCGAAGAACCTGCTAAAGAAGAAACGGATGAATTAGAAAACTATTCCGATTCTGTAAAAAAGAGAATATCTAAATTAACAAGTAAATTTAGAGAGGAAGAAAGACAGCGACAGGCTGCAATTGAATATGCCGAAGCTGTTAAAAAACAAAACGAAGAATTACAGTCAAAGCTAAGTAAGTTAGATACAACTTATGTTGGTGAGTTTGATACCAGAGTACAGTCACAATCTTTGGCGGCAAAAGAGGCTTACAGAAAAGCTGTAGAAGAAAATGATGTTGATGCTATGTATGAAGCACAACAGAATATTTCTCGTATTGCTTTAGAAGAGGCTAGACTTGCTCAGATAAAAGCTCAAAGAGAAGAGCAAGTAAAAGCTGCCGAGGGTAAAGCAGTTCAAACTGAACAACCTCAAGCACAACCTCAAGCACAACCTAAACCAGACCCCAAAGCTGAAGAGTGGGCAAGTAAGAACACATGGTTTGGACAAGATCAGACTATGACATATGCAGCTTTTGGTTTACATAAACAATTAATTGAGGAAGAGGGGTTTGACGCAACGTCAGATGACTATTATACTGAGTTAGATAATAGGATTAGATCAGAGTTTCCACATAAGTTTCAAGAAGCTCCGAAAAAATCCTCAAGTCCCAGAGTCGCCTCTGCTGGGACAACGGCTTCTAAGTCGTCATCACCAAAGGGACGCAGAACAGTCAAGTTGACTGCTTCGCAGATTGCTATTGCGAAACGGCTGAATGTTCCGCTGGAAGAATATGCTAAATATGTGAAGGAGTAGAAACATGGCAGAAAAGAGAAAAACACGAGATAATGAAAGTCGTGCAAAGACCCCGGCAAGAAGAAAACCGTGGGCACCCCCATCAAAGTTGGCTATGCCAGATGCACCCGCTGGGTACAAACATCGTTGGATTAGAACTCATTTAAGAGGTGAGGATGATAAAACGAATATGCACGCAAGACTTCGGGAAGGCTGGGAGCCAGTAAGAGCGGATGAGTATCCAGAAGCAGGAGATATGTATCCAATTATTGAAGAGGGTAAGAATGCAGGGGTAATCGGTGTAGGTGGTTTAATGCTTGCTCGAATACCAGAAGAAACGGTAGAAGAAAGAACTGAATATTATCGGGACCAGACCCGCAACCAGATGAAAGCCGTGGATGAAAACCTAATGAGGGAACAACATCCCTCGATGCCGATCCATAATGAGAGGCAAAGTCGTGTATCTTTCGGTGGGAAACCAAAGCCTACCGAGTAACTATAATGAAGCAATAAGGAGCTTAAAATGGCTAATGTAAACGTAAAGTTTGGGTTAAAGCCGATTAGTGTTATTGGTGGTGGCATCAATTCTACTAGTCAGTATTTTATCAAAAGCGATGCTTCAGCGATTTTTCAAGGTTCTCCAGTTGAAGTCGAGTTGACAGGTGGGACCGCAGCAATCATAACAAGTGCCGATGGAGATGGTAAACAACTCCTAGGTGTTTTCGGTGGTTGTGAATACGTTGATGCAACAACAGGTAAATTAACCTTTAAAAATACATGGGCAGGGTCAGGTACTGCCGATACTAACCACGATATAAAGTGTTTTATATATGACAATCCAATGCAAAAATTTATTATTGCATCAGATGGCACAAACACTGATAAGGCAACTGCAAGAGCAGATATATTTAAAACAGCACAACTAGCTACAGCTACAGCTGGAAATACCACAACTGGTCTTTCAAGTGCTATGATTGATATATCAACAGCGGAAGCATCAGATCCTTCAAACCCTCTAATGATTGTGGGTATTCATGAGGATGTGACAAATGCTGACCACTCTGCCGCAGGTATCTCTTATATCGTTAAAATCAACAATCATGTGTACGCCTCTTCTAGTGGTGACGCTGATGCTGCTATATCATAAGGAGTCTTAACTATGGCAATTTCAAGAGCACAACTCGCCAAGGAATTAGAGCCGGGTTTAAACGCCCTCTTTGGTATGGAGTATAATAGGTATGAAGGTCAACATGCAGAAATCTTTGACACCGAGTCATCAGACAGAGCGTTTGAAGAAGAAGTAATGTTGAGTGGATTTGGAGCTGCACCCACTAAATCAGAGGGTAACGCAGTAACATTTGACGATGCAAATGAGGCTTATACTGCAAGGTATAACCATGAGACAGTTGCAATGGCGTTCTCAATAACAGAAGAAGCCGTAGAGGATAACCTTTATGACAAAATCTCTTCTCGTTATACAAGAGCACTTGCAAGATCTATGGCACATACTAAGCAAGTAAAAGCAGCAGGTGTATTAAATAATGCATTCGATACTACTGTAACAGGTGGTGACG